GCAGCGTCTCTACGACAACTCTAACCTCTCATAACGTAATGATGTAAGGATACAGCCCCATGGCAACCCTTTCGACTATCCACCCCACGCTGATGGACGTGGCCAAGCGCCTCGATCCGGACGGCAAGATTGACACTATCGTTGAGATCCTCGCGGAGACCAACGAAATCCTCGAAGACATGGTCTGGATGGAAGGCAATCTGCCGACCGGCCATCGCACCACGATTCGCAGCGGCTTGCCCGCCCCAACCTGGCGCAAGCTTTACGGCGGCGTGCAGCCCACGAAATCCCGCACCGTGCAGGTCACGGACACCTGCGGGATGCTCGAAGCTTACGCCGAAGTGGACAAGGCCCTTGCCGACCTTAACGGCAACACGGCTGCGTTCCGCTTGTCTGAGGATCGCGCGCACATCGAGGGCATGAACCAGGAGTTTGCAAGCTCCCTGTTCTACGCGTCTGAAGCCACCGCGCCTGAGGAGATCACGGGCTTCGCCCCGCGCTTCAATCTCAGCACGGCTGAAAACGGCGAAAACATCATTCGCCAAGGCAATGCCCAGCCCGACAGCACTGACAACGCGTCGATCTGGCTTATCTGCTGGGGCGAAAACACCTGCCACGGCATCTACCCCAAGGCGTCGATTGGCGGCTTGCAGATGACCGACAAGGGGCAAGTGACCATCGAGAACGTCGATGGCTCTGGCGGGCGCATGGAAGCTTACCGCACCCACTATCGCTGGGATTGCGGCCTCTCTGTGCGCGACTGGCGCTATGTGGTTCGCATCCAGTACAACTCGGAAGACCTCGTTGGCGATGCAGCCTCTGGCCCCGATCTCTTGGACCTCATGACCCAAGCGCTCGATGTGCCTCCCAGTCTCACCCTTGGCCGTCCGGCGTTCTACATGAACCGCCGCGCCCGCTCCTTCCTGCGTCGCCAGATGCTGGAAAAGGTCGCAGGCTCAACCCTGACGATGGAGCAGATCGGCGGCAAGCTTGTGCTGGCCTTCGCGGGCATCCCTGTGCGTCGCTGCGACGCCCTTCTCAACACTGAAACCGGCGTCGCCTAAAGCGAACGGGCAGGAGATAGTTCAATGATTATGGACGAAAGACTTGAGTTCGCTGACAACGTGTCCGTGGCGGCTACCGCTGGCACGGCGCTGATCGGCGACGTGATCGACCTTGGGGCCACGACGTCGGATATCGGCAACGGCGAACCGTTGTTTCTGGTCATCAAGACTGGCGCGACGGAGATCATCACGGGCGGCGCAGCCGGAACAATCCGGTTTCAGCTGGCTTCTGACGCGCAAGCGGCGATCGCCACGGACGGAACGGCTACGGTCCACTTTGACACGGGCACGATCGTTACCGACGACGCAGCGGCGAACAGCGCTTTGCTGAACGCTGGCGCGACGATCGCCATGGTTGCTCTCCCTCTGGGAACCTACGAGCGTTACCTTGGCGTCCTTTGCGTCACGGCGACGACCACGACTACGGCGGGCACGATCGACGCCTTCTTGACGAAAGATCCGTCGAAGTGGGTCGCCACGGCTAACGCGCCTGGCGCAAGCATCAATCTCTAACTGACGGAGGGTACAGATGAAGATCGTGAAGGCGACGGCTTTAGGCTTTTACAAAGGATCTAGGGTTCGTCCCGGCACGGTCTTCTCTGTGCCTGACAGCATGACCGGCAGCTGGTTTGAGCTTGTGGAACGGAGGGGGGCTGAGCCTATTGCTCAACCCGCTGTCGAGCCAACCGCTCAACCCGCTGTCGAACCAGCTGTCGAGCCCGTTCCTCGCCGCATTAAGCGCGCAGACTTGTGATGAGGCGCCGCCATGGCCAGCGTGATTGATATCTGCAACCTCGCTCTGAGCCATATTGGCGACCGAGCCAACATCAACAGCATCAGCCCGCCTGAGGGATCGATCCAAGCCGAGCATTGCGCGCGGTTCTATCCCTTGGCTTTGGATACGCTGTTGCGTATGCACCCGTGGACCTTCGCCACGCGGCGCCTGCTCTTGGCCGATCTGTCGCCAACGGTTCCGCCCGCGCACCCATGGCAATACAGCTATGCCATCCCGTCCGATCTCGTGACGGTCATCGGCATTTACTCCGGCGCGCGGCAGTTTGACGAAGACGCGCATGAGTATGAGTTCGAGATCGGTAACGACATCAACCGTACGCGCGTGATCTTCACCAACTGCGATGAAGCCACCATGCGCTATGTCTCAGACGTGACGGACAGCGCGCGCTTCCCGGCTTGGTTTGTGCAGGCCCTGAGCTGGATCTTGGCCAGCCACCTTGCAGGGCCCATCATCAAAGGCGAGCAGGGCGTCCGCACAGCCCAAGCCGCCTTGCAAACCGGCTTATCCTACGCGGCCAAGGCAGCGGCCAATGACGCCAACGAGCGCCGCCGCAGTCCTGTGCGCAACGACACCCGCCACACTGCTCCATGGCTGGCCAACCGGGCGCTCATCTGGCCTTACAACGATGAGCCCTACAGCCCATGAGCAACAAGACCTACACACGGTCATTCAACGGCGGCATCGTCAGCCCGGAGATGTACGGGCGGCTGGATGACGTCAAAAACAACACCGGCCTCGCCGTGTGTCGGAACTTTGTCGTGACCCCGCAGGGGCCAGTGGTCAATCGCCCTGGCACGCAGTTTGTCCGCGAGGTGCAAACCAGCTCCAAAGCGACCCGCTTGATCCCGTTTCGTTACAGCGCGACCCAAACTGTGGTCATCGAGGCGGGAAACGCCTATTTCCGCTTTCACAGCTTTGGCGCAACGCTGCTTACCCCGACCACTGGCGTCAGTGCGTGGGATGTGGCAACGGCCTATGTCGCCGGCGATCTTGTCACCCGCAGCGGCTCGACGTGGTACGCCGTCGCTGCTTCCACTGGCTCCGATCCGGCGACCCCTGCAAACCAATATGGCGCAACGCCCGTCATTACCGCCACATGGGTGCAGGATGTGGGGCCCGTCTCAACCCCGCCAGCAGGCTACACCAACAGCGGCTCAACCTTGCCGACGCAGGTTGTAGTGGGCCAAAAGCTCTATATCAGCGAGATCACCTACACCTATCAAACGCCGCCCGCGTACAACGAATGGCTCTATGTCGATCTTGAGCCGATCGAGACGGTTGTTTACTACGGTTACACGGGAACGGCGAACACCAGCCCCACGGGGCAGTGGTACCAGATGCCGGTTGTCTATCAGATCCCGTCGCCCTACGCAGAGCAAGACCTGTTCGACCTGCACTACATCCAAAGCGGCGACATCATTACGATCGTCCACCCCAACTATGCACCGCGCGAGCTGAAGCGACTGGGCGCGACGAAGTATGTCCTAAGCACGATCACCTTTGGCTCAACCTTAGCCGCGCCGACGATCTCAAGCGTGACGCCGACCCTAGGAACGTCGCCATCCCTCGCCCAGACCTACAGCTATGTGGCTACACGGGTGAGCGACAACCAACTGGACGAAAGCGTGGCCAGCGCGGCAGTGACCGCCAGCAACCAGCTGTTCGACACAGGCGCGGTCAACACCATCAACTTCGCCACCAGCGCCAGGCGCAACGTGTACCGCGAAAGCGGCGGGCTCTATGGCTTCATCGGTCAATCCACCGGCACAAGCCTGGTTGACGACAACATTGCGCCCGACACAAGCCGCACGCCGCCGCTCAACCAGAACCCGTTCGCGTCCGACTTTCCCGGCGCGGTCTGTTATTATGAGCAACGCCGTGTCTTCGCCGGCACGCCGCTCTTCCCGCAAACCTTCTGGATGACCAAGGCCGGGACCGAAAGCAACTTGGATTACAGCATCCCGGTCAAAGACGACGACGCCATCAGCGTTAAGATCGCCGCACGCGAGGCCAACACAATTCAACATGCTGTTGTGATTGGCGATCTCTTGTTGCTGACCGAGAGCGCGGAATGGCGTGTCGCCAGCGTTGGCGATCTCCTGACGCCAAGCACGATCACGATCCGCCCGCAGAGCTATATCGGCGCGAGCAATGTGCAGCCCGTCACGGCCAACACCGTGGCGATCTACGCCGCCGCGCGAGGCGGGCACATGCGCGCCATTGGCTTCGATAACGACATCCAAAGCTACATCTCAGTGGACCTATCCCTGCGTGCGGCGCACCTGTTTGACTACAAGACGATCAAGGATTTGGCTTACGCCAAGGGCCCCACCCCGATCGTCTGGGCCGTCTCAAGCGACGGGCGCCTGCTTGGCATGACCTACGTCCCCGAGCAGCAGGTCTATGCCTGGCACTATCACGACACCCAGGACGGCGTGTTTGAAAGCGTGGCTGTTGTCAGCGAAGGCAATGACGATATCCTTTATGCCATCGTCAAGCGCACGATCGGCACGTCCACCAAGCGCTATGTTGAGCGCCTCGCCAGCCGCTACTTCCCAAACCTGAAAGACTTCGTGGGGTCTGATTGCAGCCTGACCTACTCAGGCTTGCCGGCAACCACGATCAGCGGTCTTGGCCATCTCGAGGGCAAAACCGTCACTGTGCTTGCCGATGGCGCGGTTCTTACCTCTCGCGTGGTTACAGGCGGACAGATCACCCTCGATAAGGCCGCAAGCCTTGTGCATGTGGGCTTGCCCGTTGTGTGCGACTTGCAGACGCTTCCGCTCGCGATCGAGGCTGAAGCCCTGGCCCAAGGCACAAAGAAAAACATCAGCAGGGTCATGCTGCGGGTGTACAAGAGCAGCGGCATCTTTGTTGGTCCGACCACGGACGAACTGAAGGAGGCCAAGATCCGCACGAACGAGCCCTACGGTTCGCCGCCTAACCTCTACACCGGCGAGATTGAGGTTGAAATTCCGCCCGCTTGGACTGATGACGGGCAGATCATCGTGCGCCAAACAGCGCCTGTGCCATTGACGATCGTCTCAATGACGACCACCCTGCAATTCGGAGGCTGAGTTGGGTACCGCTGCTTTAGCATTGCAGGCAGGGTCAGCCGTTACAGGCGGCATCGGATCCTATTACGCCGCCCAAGGCCAGCGCACAGCGCTGAGAAGCCAGGCCCGCATTGCCGAGATCAACGCGCGCATCAGCGAGGGCCAAGCCCGTGACGCCATGTTGCAGGGCCAGATGCAGCAACAGGCCATTCGCGAGCGCGCAGGGCAGATCAGAGGCCAGCAGCGTGTGGCCTTTGGCGCGAACATGATCGACCCAACGTCAGAGACGGCGATCGCCTTGCAGACCTCAAGCGACTATCTCGCCGAGCGTGATGTCAACATGGCCGAAGCCAACGCCTTGCGCCAAGCTTGGGGCTATCGCATGGAGGCCACCGGCCAGCGCAATCAGGCTATGATGGCGCGAGCAACAGCCAAGGGCATCAGCCCGTTGCTGGCTGGCGCAACGTCGCTTTTGACAGGTGCCGCGCAAACGGGGATGACCTACACTAGCCTTAAGCAAGCGGGATATGACTTCCCCGACTGGATGCAGAGGGGGCGCAGAGGGTAATGCCGCGCGTCCCAACATACGAGAGCCAAGGGCTGCAGCCTACGATCCGCCAAGGTGAGGCCCGGCAGGTCATCACGACGGAGCAGGCCACTCTGCCAGGGCGCCAGCTGCAAGAGGTTGGCGAGACCATGGGGCGTGTCGGAAGCGCGCTGGGTCAGTATGTTTTGCAGCGGCAGAATGATCTTAACGAGGCTCAAGCGGTTGACGCCTTCAATCAAGCCGAGCGCGTCACACAAGAGCGCCTTAACGAATACACGGCCCTGTCTGGCCTAAACGCCATACGCGACTCCCGTTTTGGCGAAGAAGGGCCAATCTCTTACTACACAAGCGAACTGTCTCGCGCTTACAGCGACATCACCGGCGGCCTTAACGCTAACGTCCAAGAACGCCTTCGCCCAAGGCTTTTTGCCTTGCAGACGCGAGCAAGCGATCAGCTTAACAGACACTTTAACGCTCAAAGCACAGCGTTTGAAACAGAAACCTATGAGAGATCTAGGGCGCAAGCGCAACAAGCTATGATTGCCAGCCCGGATAATCCAGAGCTTGTCTTTGACAGCATGACACGCATTGTTGAAGCAGAGGCGCGTCTTGGCCAAATGCAGGGCCAAGACCCAGAAACAATTAGCCTAAACACGCGCAACGCCATCAGCGAAGCCATGGCCACCACCCACACTGGCCTTCTGAATAGCAATAACTTTCCCGCCGCAGAGCGGTTTTTGGAACAGTATCAAAGCCGGTTTCAGCCTGAAGCTTTAGTGGCGGCGCGGAACAATCAGCAAAGGGCTGGAGCTGAGTTTTACGGCAACAGAGACGCTGAAACAGCTGCAACCCGCTTTCCTTGGCGGGAAAACTTCAGTCAGCAATCAGAAGTTGACGCCTTTTTGCGCGAGCAAGCCACGGTCGATGGCGTTCTAGATCGCAACAGGTACAACGTCGCAAGGATTGAGTTTGATCGTTATCTTGGCAGATCACAAGATGACTTTTCCGCCACAAGATCCGCTGCATTGCAAAGAACCTACAGCAGAATGCAAACCAGCGTTTCCGCAGCGATTGCGCATTCAGACTTCAATCTTTTGTCCCCAACGCAGCAAGCCGCAATTCGCAATATGCGCCCCCGTGCTTCGTCCGAACAAAGGCTGGAAAACGCCACCACTTTGCTTTCCAGCACCGATTATGTAGAGCGCCTGTCAGAGATGACAAGAGAAGAAGTTGCGGCGTTAGAAGATCAGCTTCCTGCTCAGCAATACAGCCAAATTGTCGCAGATTGGAATAGCAATGAACTAGCGAGACTTCGCTCTGTACCTTTAACCGGATCAACTCGCACAGCGCTTCGCGAGGCGCTTACAAGGCTTGGGCTACCAACAAGCGGCGACGAATACACAACAATACAATCTCGAGCGCGGTATTTGCTTGGCGAAGAACAAGCAAGGCGTGAAA